TAATGTTTCGGTATATAAACAGGGTTCTAATGGTGGTACATGACCCAGAACTATTCGGGCATAATTATCATCATTATATAATTCAACTAGTTTTTTAATGAATTCGTTGTTATTTTTACCGATATAATAGACATTAAATCCTAATCTGAGATAGTGAGCAATCATCAAAACATCACCAGTTCTTTCGGTAATTTGAATATTTACACCATTTTTATCAAAATGTATGTTTTTAGATAGTGTTTCTTTGAAATCCTGGCTAATCTTGTCCAATATTCGATTTACATAAACATCATTTTTAGAATTAGTTAGTTCTTCATGAGTAAAACAACATCTAGTAGGTTTAGCATCATCATCATAAACTACTTTATATAAGCTAGTTATTGCTATTTTATTGAATTTGAACCAATATCCCATAGACCATTCTGCAAGATAACCGAATCCACGTTGTACCATTTTTGCTGGATAATAACGAGATTTAAAGTCTGATAAGGTAGGAAACAACCAGTTACAGTATGAACTTATGACTTCTCTTTTGCCAATTAACATATTATTAGCATATAACGTGGGGGATTTAGACATTTCCCTTATCATGTAGAAATAGAAATCCTTGTTATTCGATTTAGCTAAATATTCGAACCAATTTATGAACATATCATACATCGTGGAATCGGAGTCTACTGAATTATGTCTTGTAGAAAAAAGGAATGTCAGAGCATTCTTTGCAGGTACTTCTTGTTCACATAAGATAATATCCTTAGTTTGCAACAGTTCATTAATTTCATTTTCATTAACCAATTCTATTTTTTTAGCTTTTTCGTGATTCCAAACATCGCTATCTTTGCTAACGAAGAATCTACGATAGTGTTCAAGTCCTATGATATCATCGTTGTTATGTTTCCAGAGCCAATATAATGCCGATAATTCGGAATATAATTGATCATCAACTTTATCAATGTTGGTATCTAATCTAGGATTATAATAATGCCTAATAGAATCCAATTTAATTTCGAATTGATCTTTGTTGCATACTGCTATATACATTTTCGACGTTCCTTTTTATCATAATTTAGTATTTTTATTAAAAATATAGGTTCGAATTTAATGATTTATAAGAATGTTTGTTATCATAAAGGCTACATTTATTACAAAAACAAAGATGACCTAAAATATAATCGTAAGCGTTATGTGAGGAAATACTTCGTTAGGGATGAAAATGGTGATTATTCTTTGTGGCGAACTCACGAAAAAGTCAAGTTGACCAGTTCAGATGATCGTGATAATGTTAGGATGTTAGGTGAAGCAAATAAAGCATTTTTATATGATTTACCACCAGTTCAACAGTATTTATTATATACTTATCTCAACGAAGATCGATATATTTCCGAGAGTGATTATCGTATTGCTTTTTTTGATATTGAAATTCAATCCGGCCGAAAATATCCATTATATCATCAAGTTAGAGTTAAAACTGGATATAAAACTATATTAGAACTAGAAATCGATCGAGATTATCTGAATACACCGGTTTATGATGAAGAAGAGAAAATTGTAACACCATATAGAAGAAGTTGTTATTATAAAGCAGAATTTCCTTTTGCTAATCTTGCAGAATATCCGATTAATTTAATTACGGTATATTCAAATATAGATAAAGCTTATCATACTTGGGGTCTTGAACCTTATACTGGGGACGATCCAAGTGTAGATCATTATCATTATTTCAAAACTGAGCTCGAAATGCTCACAAATTTCGCTAATTGGTTCAATAAACAGAATTTCGATATATTGACTGGCTGGAATAGTGCACATTTCGACGTACCTTATGTTGTTAACAGGATGAATCAATTAGATTCGAGATTGTCTAAATTGTTATCACCTCTGAATATAGCACCAGAAATAGATAATGAGAATACTTCAGCAAATGTCAATTATGATTACTCATATAATTGTGAAATCCCTGGTTTGATTCACATCGATTATATGGTAATGTATAGACATTTAACAAGACAATTCAATCTGCCAAGTTTCAAACTGAATGATATTTGCATGAAAGAGCTTGGGATTGGTAAGATAGAATATGATGGTCCCATTCGAGATTTTTATAGAAAAGATTATAACAAATATGTTGTTTATAACAGACAAGACGTAAGATGTTTCGTTAAACTTAATGATAAAACTGGGTTGATAAATACTGCTATTTCATTGAGTCATAATGGTTTGATCTTGGTGAATAAGATTTCTTCTATGTCAAAATTAGCAGAAGCTTATATTCTCCAGTTCGTGTTAAAAGAAAAAACAGTTCCTTTAAATAAAGAAAGAAATGTACAAGATTGGTGGATTCAAGAAGGTTATTATAAGAACAAACTGGCAGATGGTACAATAGAATGGCAAAACCTAATTCCCGATAGTATGGTAAAAAAACCATCTATTGAGCAAATAAAGAAAGATTATTTAGTTTGGGTACCGGAAAAAAAAGCTTATTATTCTTATGCTCCATTTAGTGTTAAAGCTGGTTTTTGTGCAAATAAGACCGGCTTATATCTACATGGACTAGATGGTGACATTAACAGTTCATATCCTCATCATATAAGACAATATAATATAAGTCCAGAATGTGTTGTAATTAAGCCCACACCGGATAAAATTAAGTCTTTGAAATTGATCAAATCTAAGATAAATGGAGTATATTTCTTACCTGAAGAGGGTATGATTCCAAAGTTCGTTAAAACTGTTTATGCCGAAAGAAAGTATTTTAAGAAACTATGGCTCAAGGCAAAAGCTGAAAAAGATGAAGTTGGAACTATTAGATATTTCGTAGAACAGAGAACCAGAAAAACTATCATTAACTCGGTTTATGGGGCATTACTCTATCCCAAGTTTAGATTCTACAACATAGATTGTGCAAGAGCTATTACTAGGGGGGCCAGATGTACAATTAGAAGTTTGATAGAAGCAACTGATGAATTTTATAAATCTGATGCTATTTTGAAATCTGCTAATAAATATTTGCCTACAATAAAAATCACCTTTGATAATGGTAAAATCGATTATTTTTATCCTGATGACTTAGTCGAAGTAAATGGACAAAAAGTAAAAGCTTCCATCCTTGTGAACTAATTTTTACATAATTTAGTTTTGCATTTATTTCGTGTTATATTGTATAAATATATAATTATATGTTATATTCTATTGCAGATGCTAAAGATATTGTTAAATTTTTCAGAAAGGACTTTTTCGAGAAAGAATTAGGTTACATATTACCTCCTATATTTCTGGCTAGATTGCCTAAAGATGAAGATAAGTTCGGTGATACATCAGAATATAGAAATGGTTATTTAATAAGATTAAAAGATAAAATTTTCGATAATAGAAAATTATTAGTAAATACTATTTTACATGAAATGATACATGTATTAGATGGTTCTGTTAATGGTAAAAAACAGAGTAAATATGGTGCTTATCATGGTGCATTTTGGAATAAATATGCTAAGATAGCATCAGATTATTATGGTGAAGATATAGGTATTATTCAACGTTATGCTACAGAGGAAGAATCTAAAAAATTGAGTTGGATTAAATCAAGAGATGAAACTAAAACTATAAGAAATTGTTATATAATCAATCTAGATGGCATTAATTTTATAGTGGCCAAATATTTGAATCGTGAAGAAATTGAAAAATTGACTGAAGCACACATTTTAGCAATATATAAAGCACCATCTAATTATAAATCTAGTTCATTATCTAAAAGAGTAGAAAAATATGCAAATTTCGAAGAAATACAAGATATGATAAAAAATGGTGTATTAACCGAATTTACAGTAGATAAACCAGATTTTTCTCAGTTAAAGAAAATATGGTATAACTATACTTTTTAGTTTTTGCTTAACATATTAATGGGAATATTATGAAAAACGGTACCGATAAATTCACCTTTTGTCATAATGGCATCTACTAATTGAACGTTTTCACAGATTATACTATTGTTTAGAATCTTATACTCTTCATTGATATTTTTAATACTATGACATAAATCTCCTAATTCTGGTTTAGTATAAACTAAGTTAATAGATTCGGAGAAATATGATTTGGTCGCATCTGTTAAAATGTGTTTGACAAAACCCGGTGTTTTTTTATCAAGACATACTTTTTTAATAGCTTGTATTAAAATTTGATCATTTTTCATTGTAATATATTGAATCTCCACTATAACTAGAGTAATTAGTATAATTCATAGCAGCATCATAAGTATAAGCATTAGTGTTTATAATCGTATTATTTTCAATCTTTATACCAACACCGGCTAAATAAGCAGATAATCCCGTAACACTTATAGTTTGATTTTCAATCTGTATATATTTACCTTGAATATAATTACAGCCACTATAATTCATACTTTGAATGATGAGCCATAGTTTATTCAGGGATTGATCTATTTCACCCATATATTCAAGATTTCCACTTGCTAAAGTGTAAAGATATTCACCATAAGCAGATTCCATCCAGTTTCTAGTGCTAATATCACCCGGATTTTTATATAGATCTTCAAATAATTTGAAATATAGTTCGAGATTATTTTCTGTAGCACTATTTAATCTGATAGGATCATCTATTGTTCCATTGCCAGATAAACCAAAACAGCCTAAATCGCCATCATCATAGTATTTTACATTAACTGCCGATATATATTTTTCAGAAATTTCTTTAGATGTGGAATATGCTGAGTTCCAAATATCAGCACTATTTAACATAGAAGCAGCAGAATTCCATAATTCTGGTTTAAGAATGGCACTTATATCACCTATTTCACCAGAATAATCGTGTTGGTTTCCCCAATTAGCACTGTTATTTTGGATTATATAGTAAGCAGAATTCCAGTTATCCACATCCCCACTAGTAACACAGACACAAGAATTTTCACCAGAACAACATTCCCCATCGATTGGGATTGTTAAGAATTGAGTATCTGGAATAAATGGGAATGATGGGGTCATAATTAACTCTTTTTATGTTTTTTTGGATTTTCCACTTTAATATCTATGGTTTCTTGACAAATAGAAGGTTCTATTTGATTTAACTTTTTTGTTTGTTTTCTTATTTTCATGCTCATATTTACCTCTTTATAATGCTTGACTCAAAAATTCTGTATTTTGTTTTTGTTGAATAGCATCTAATTTTTTATTCATATAATCTATTGCAATAGGTTGTCTTATCTTTTGTTTTACATAATTAGCCGTGAAATCATCTAATCCGGTTAATAAGGTTTTAAGCTTAGCTATTACTTTTTTAGTATCTACGAATGTCAAATCATCCATATTTAATTTCTTACCAGAACAGATCAGCTCGACAGCTTTCTTAAACTTAGGCATATCTACGAAATCCTTATTATTTCCTAACAATAATGAATTTAGATTAGTCATTACATTTTCTACATTTATAGCAGTTTCTCCACTGGGTTGAGCAGGAAGAGTCAAATCATCTGGATTAGCATGGCCAGTCTTAAAATCGGGATCTTCTTCGTGTGTATCAGTAGGTACTTCAGTTTTATCACTAGATGTGCCTGAATCTTTTGGCATATCACTAGTATGATCACCGAAAGGATCTTCGGAACCAGTATCTTCTTCGGTATCTATAGCATTATCATCTCCTTTATCATCGCCGAAAGGATCATCAACTTCATTAAGCTTATGTTTGTCTAGATATTGTTTCAAAGATTCTGTTTTTTCCACTTTTATTTCTATTTTATGACTATTTTGATGTAAATACTCGTGTAAATCCGTCATATATTCCTCGATAATATTATATATCTGTTCTTTTGTCCTAGCATTTCTCGAACCTGTAATATAAGCAAATAAATCGAATGTAGATTTATCGTTATAATCATAAAGATATTCTTTTAGACCTTTAACATCTTTTTTATTTATCAAGGACATTATGTCGTTGGTCATTCTTTTCAATTTATATTTCGTATAATCTGACGTAATATTTTTCTTTTTGAAATACATATCGATGTTTAAGATTCTATGAAATTCTCTGAATAACATTAAATTATGCCTTTACGTTAGTGTTTCCTATTTGATGGGGACTACCACAAATAAGACATGCTGGTAAATTATTTACTAATTGTTTTTGCAAATTTTTGCCTAAATTCACACTTTTACCATCTACATTTACATCTCCCTGTGAAACAATATCTGTTTTACCTGTTACTTGCATGTTGACATCGCCATTAATAGTCATACCGAAATCGGCTAAATTAGTAGTTAACTCCAATTTACCAGAATTACCTATAGTAATAAGCAAACCAGTACGATGTTTGAATTTATAAGTGCCTTCTTTTTTATTCACAATTAAAGCATCGCCATAATCATTTTCGTATAAAACTTGAGTATTTTGATAATCCAAAGTTCTTTCGAATAATGTTGTGCTAGCTAAATCGGTTTCTTTTGTCCGAATAATGCCTTCGTAAATAGGTTTCATTTCATCGTTATTATCGAAATAACCAGTTACGATGCTATTCAATTCTGGTACTATGAAATTACTGTTTTTAGCACCCAAGAATGAATTAGATGGTATACTCCAAGGTAAAGAATCTGTATTATAGCCATCATAATAGCCAAATATATCTATTTTAATACGACCAAGCATCAAAGGATCGGCAATATCTACCACCTTTCCGGTCCAATTACCTGTTTTAGGATCATTTTTTATGACATTTTGATCATTAATCAAATCAGTTTGACTTTTTAATCCTATTTTTGATAAATCCATTATTCAACCTGTTTTTTGATAAACTCTATCAATTCGGGAATAGTATCGAAATATCTATCTGAATAATTGTAGTCCTTACTTAATTCGATGTGAATTGGGTTAAATGTTATAGTAGCATCATAATAATCATCTAAAATACGGATATGATCTCCACAATTATACACATTTCCTAAAGAACTGAACTGATCTAAAATTGAATTTTCTATCATATTTTTTATATATCATCTTCGTTTTTCATTGAAATTTCATATATTTAACAATATGAAAAATTATAAATATCATGGAAATATGCTTTTAGTAGATGGCGTATATATGTTTCGCCGTAATGGTCAGTGGATAGCTTTCCTAGCCGATGATCCTACCTTAACGTTTCCCGAAATACAAAAAATACAATCCTATTATATAGATCTCATTCATTCAATTTTTCACATATTGGAGAGATAGCTAATGTTCTTGAATAAAACACATTATGGTAGAATTCGTTTTTATAAAGATGTTCTTCGTGTTAGAATAACTTATAAAAAAGATGGTCGGATTAAATACTCGGTTTATCATTTTTGGCCATTTTTTAATAAAAAATACTTGAAATTCACAAATTGTACATCAGAAAATTCTATATTTGATCAATTCGTAGCATTATTTCCTGAATTGACTGATTTTTTCAGGACTAAAGATTGTCATGATGATATACTTTATATTTTGGATTATAATAAGCAATTAGTGTTTGAAAATGAAATTAAATATAATGAGTTTCTAAAGCGTTATGATGATTATTTCGAAGAAAGATATTGTTAAAGATTATTGTTTAGATAAAACTATAAAAAGAGCTCTGATTTGAGCTCTTTTTAATTGATATTAGTTATTTTTTATTACATGGCTTCAACAAGATCAATGTTTAATACACAATTTGCTTCTTCGGGTATATCGGCAATAACAGCAGGTGCAACATTTTTAATTTCTATAATATCCGTAGGAGATTTGGCATTAAAGAACTTATATGCTATAACTTCATCATCATCACGAGTAAACACCGTAAATATCAGATGATCATTATCCGAATTCAAATTTGAACCTGGATCAATTACCTTTTTATTATCAACATTATCATTGTAATAATAATAACAAGCTAAATTATATTTGAAAATAGCTTTGTAGATCTTAAACAATGTAACTTTACTAGGCATAGATTTAAGATAGATCTTAGAAGATTCATCGAATTCGGAATCTACAACTCCCTTCAAATCAAACTTGTCAATAAAATCTTCAGGACTAGTTAAAAAAGTGGCATCAGTATAATCATAACCATCTTTTTTCAATTGATCTAGCTCTTTTTTCTCATCGGCGGTTAGATTAATATCCCCAGAAACATTTTCATTTAAATGAGCATTCAAATGACTAACATGTCTTACTCCATGTCTAATCTTTTCCAATGCTGCAAATTCTTTTTCAGTCAATAATACTTTTTTCATATTTTTTCTCCTATATATTATATATTTAATCCTCTAATGCTAGTTTTATAATGTATTTTTCTTCTGTATTATAAAAATAGACGTTATAATGATCAACACCTTCTAAATCCGAATTACCATTGTTAAATGCTATATTATAACCCATAACTATATCTCTAATGTGATCTTGATCCTGTGTTGTTAGTTTTTTATCAAGATAGAACACATTTTCTTCATCATTCATATCGAAAAATATGTTGGATTGATCTAATACTCTTTTAATAAAACCAATCATGTTTTTATAATTTTCTCGAATTTGGTCATAAAATTCATCAGTACCCTCATTATTAACCGAATCTACAGGTTTATAGTTATAATTAGACATTAAAATTCGATTATATTCATCATCGGTTACTTCTACTATCATTTTTGTTCCTTTTGTTCTGGTGTATTTTCTTCAAATCCAGCATCTTTTTTAGCATTATCTAAGTCATAAACATCACATAAGCAATTTGGTAATGTTTTAATATCTTCATCAAATTTAATATAATTAGCATCGAATGAATCTAGTTTAGGTAATTCTTGTACCAATTTACTACCGAATTCAAAGTTATGTATAGTTAAATTTTCATATTTTACTTGTTTTATTGCATCTAATGTTTTAGCAATAGCCCCAACGAACTTGTTTTTAGACTTGTTTGCTAGATCTTTAATAGATGTTTCGGAAACCGAAACAACATTTACTAAACTTTCAAGAGGACCAATTTGAGCTAAATCAGCATAGGCTATTTCAGTCGGTTTAAGTTTAGCTGCTATCATCTTGTCGTTAATAATTTTGCTCATTTTATTCCATGCTGTATATGCTGATGTTAATACGTAAAGGAATCCTCCTAAAGGACCAAATGATTTAGCTTTATCATCCTCCATTATGATAGGATCTTCATTATTATCTGTAGATTCAGCATAAGGGCGAATAAGTGTAATTATTTCTGGTACAGATTTAACTTCTGGTGTTTTTTCAATATTAACCTGTTTTTTAGCTCCATTTTTAATTTCTGGATGTTTTGCACGTATTTCATTTAATAAGTAAAAATTCCTGAAACTTAATTGTTCTGATAATAATTGCTTGAGTTTATCGGGATTTTTACTTATATAATCTAAAATTTTCTTCTCTTCTGGAGTAGCAGTATTAGTATAATTCTTCAAAATTTGAGGAATTTTCTGTTTTTCTTCTTTTTTAAGATCATAAAATGTACGGCCTTTGAGTTCTTCTATTTTACTCATAGCTTTATTGATTAGATTTAGAACAGCATCTTTATTTTCAGATTGATCTGCTGACTTATTTTCCGGTGTTTTAGCCGTTTTTTCAAATTTTGCAGCTTTAGCTAATAAAAAACTACCACTTTTATTACCTTTACCAGAATAGAATTTAACTCCTTCCATCTTAGAATCATATTCTTTCCAAGAATCTACCATATCAAAAGAAGAAATGAAACTATAGATTAAAATAGCTAAGAAATTACGGACCTTATCAATGTTTTTCAAATCATAATCCGATAATGTACCTACATAATCAGTATTTTCAGGAATATTTTCTTTGTCCTCTTCTGTTAATAACTTGGATATTTCATTTCGACATAACTCTTCAAATGATTCGGTTTTATTTTTTTGTACAGCAATAAGATTACCATCTTTATCTACGAATTTTGGCTCGTTTTTATCATAATACTCGGCTATTTTTAGAATATCGGTTAATCTTAATTCACCTATCTCAATAGCTTCACCTAAGCCATCTGCTTCACTATTTTTAGGATCATTTTGAGCAAATTTATAGAGTTTTGGAAATTTAATCTTAGAACTTCTTACTAATTCCCGGAAAATATCCCTATTACGCCATAATGAAAGTGCCATCTTAAATGGTAAAGTATAAGGATTGAGCTCGATCTCGTCAATCAATTTACCCACTTTGCCATCTCGACTTAGCAATTTATCGAACCGAGTCATGTTTTTTGGATCTTTTCTCGCATTATCCATAGCAGCATAATAAGCTTTCAAGACTTCTCGGTATTTGTTTTCTACGGAATTACCACGAGCGGTTTTAT